GGAACCTGACATAGTAGTCGGTTCATAGTAGTTCTTAGATGTATATAAAACGTACCGTGCAAAACAGCATCCCTAGAATTGTATATGAATGATCCTCATAATGTTATGAATATATTTGTGTGACATAATGGCAACAGTAAGCATAATACTTGTTGTCAACCCCTTGACATCCATTTTCGCATAGTAGTGCGACATTTATGCAACAGAGGGGGTGCATGGGCCATGGGGGGTGCCCCCGTACGTTATATACCCACAATGACAGAGGGGGGTATTTTAGGTTAGGCTGTTAACCACTATGGTTTACACATGGCATGTTTTCGCCTACTTAGTATACATAATGTATTCAGGAGGTGTTTTAGGGGTTGACAGGGGGTAGCACTTACTGTATAATACAACTTGTTGTTACACAGTGATTTAGCTAAAACAACTACTCCTTTAAAGAAAGATACAATTAAATACTTAAAGTATAACATTAGGTATTGACATCGCGGCTAGATGTGTTATAACTTACGAATAGTATTACTTAATGAATTAGCTAATACATCTACTCCTCTTTAGAAAGAACATTAGATATACTTTAAGTAATACTTTAAGTACCTAGACAAGTCTATCTAATTAGATGGAGGAGTATTAGTCTATCTTTTGTCGTAAGAGTTATCTTATGTCGCATATCTTAAGCGTTAGCTTATATCTTTCTTATAAGATTTGTCGCACCATTCTAAACTTAACCCTTGACTTATAATATCCCTTGTGCTATAACTGGGGATAGTCGTACAATAATAACAATAAGAATCGACACAATGAAACACCCCTTAGATGCAGACCGAGAGTACTTCCCAGGTGATGACGTATTGACCGCCTTCTTCGAAGCCCTAGCCGGTGACGACATGCGAGCACTCTACAATCTCCATATCCCTCGTAGTGATGTATTCTACGTTAGAGAGAAGTACTACAACGACACAGGCCACTGGGTATCCCTAGACAGGATGGAGAGGGCCATGTACTTAGAGGGTTTCTTGGAATCACGGGATGTCTTAGATCCTAGACGAGTTAGAGATTGGGAGTAGTAACATGGGTTACCGCTTAGGTACACGTAGTAAGCAGAGACTAGAAGGTCTACATCCAGACCTCGTAGCTGTTGTAGAACGTGCTATACAGATTACAAGAGTTGACTTCACTGTACTGGAGGGTATGCGTACCCTAGATAGACAGAAGAAGTTGGTGGAGAGAGGAGCATCTACTACTCTCAACTCCAGACACCTCACAGGCCATGCAGTGGACCTTGGAGCTTACGTTGACGGAGAAGTACGGTGGGACTGGCCTCTTTACCATAAGATAGCGGATGCAATGAAACAGGCTGCTCTAGAGTTAAAAGTAGACATGGAATGGGGAGGTGACTGGAAGTCGTTTCCTGATGGGCCACACTACCAGCTATCGTGGAAGTCCTACCCACGTAAATAAGTATGACTACAGCCTAGCTGGACTAGATCAAGATAATGTAGGGAGAGATGCATGTCTGAGGAGCAGATAGCTGAAAGGCTACGTACACTAGAGACAGACAACGCTCTACTGCTACAACAAGTGAAACAACTAGAGAAGAACTTAGATTCTTTAAGTAGTGGTATTAACCGTGGTCTCTGGATTATTGGTGGTGGTTTTATAGCTGCTGCCGTCTCCTGGATTATAGGTGGAGGGCTCTCCAATGGCGGTTAAAGTACACTATAAAGAATTAGTAGTTGGGGCTATCCTTTCCACTGCCATCTTCCTCCCTTGGGCTAAGCTCCTAGAGGCTAGACCGTATACCAATGTAGAAGTCGTATCAGTTGAAACAGACTCCGACTCCATTACTATTGCAGCTAACTTCCGTAAGAACGCATGTACCTTCCAACGTCTTGAGGTCTTCGGTACTGACTTAGGTCTAACCTATACTCTACCTTGGGCTAACGTACCTGCCTTAGAGGAAGATGACTACGGTACTAGTTACGATAGGACAGCTGGTGACCATACTCTTCGTCTCCACATAGAGACTGGTGGTAAGGTATACGATAGTATTGAAATAAGAACTAGACACCTCTGCGGTGATGAAGTCGTAGATAAAGTGTTTGCTACCATAAAGGTTTAATAATCATGATCTCAGCTCTTCTCCCTGTCCTAGCCCCTATCCTCGGTGATGTTCTTAAGAAGATCATACCTGATGCAGATCAGCGTTCTGAGATTGAACGTGAGACTAAACTAGCCTTACTAGAGCACACAGACTCCCTGGAGAAGATCCGTGGTGAGATTGTACTAGCTGAGGCCAACTCCGGTAACTGGCTTACAGCAGCTTGGCGTCCCCTCTTGATGATGGTAGCCATCTGCATTATTGCTATGAACTACTTGGTGTTCCCGATCATAGCTATCGGATACCCAGCCATACTAGAGAATACACTGGAGCTGCCTGAGCAACTCTGGAACTTATTAACACTCGGCGTAGGTGGTTACATTGTTGGTCGCAGCGGTGAGAAGGCGATAGAAAAGTGGAAAGGTGGTAAGTAATGGGCTGTTGGATTGATACAAAGAACCCCTGTGGTAAGTGCTTTGGGTGCTGGAGTATGGACCCTGCTTCCATCTCTACTAAGTTCAAGTTATGGAACGGTACTTTCCTAACCTCCATCTGTTTATTCGAGGACTGATATGGCTTCTGGTAAAGAATATGAAAGAGATTATGAGAGGGAGCGTAAGCTTCAGCTAGAGTCTCCTAAGTCCGACAAGGCCGCCAATGCTTCACGCAAGGCGGCTCGTCGTATATTAGAGAAGAAGGGTATTGTTAAGAAGGGAGACGGTAAAGATGTAGATCATAAGAACCGTAACCCTAAAGACAACTCCGCCAAGAACCTGAAGGCTAAACCCAAGTCAACCAACCGTAGCTTCTCCCGTAAAGCAAACGCTAAGAAGTACGCTAAGAACATAGGCGCGTCTAATCCGCCCACACAGAGGAAGAAGTAACATGGACTTTAAGAAGTACGAGAAAGAACTTAACGCAGCTAACTACTTCATCTCAGGTGATATGGTATCTAACTCCCGTGGTGATGTCGTTGGTCAGATGGACCCCTACGGTGAGTTCCACTACAGCGACGACGAGATGGCTAAGGTAATCTGTAAGGCTATGCAAGCTGAAGAAGCAAAGCCAGTGGTTAAGGCAGAGCCTAAGAAGGTTGCTACTAAGAAGAAGAAACGTGCTCGTGATGAAGAAGGTCACTTTAAAGCTGATGACCCATCAACACCTGACATAAACGAGGCTTGGGTTAGCTAATGGCTAATGTTGCGTTTACCACAGTCTACGAGAGTAAGGTCGTTACAGCTACTGCTGCAGACGCCTCAGCTGATGTGGTGTATACTGTCCCGGCTCTACACGATGCTCAGATTACACTGATCATGGCATCAAATGGGGCAGCTACGCATACCGTGAATATCCAAGTCTACCACGCAGACACAGCTACGTATAGTCACCTTCTACGGTCTCACAATATCGCAGGTGGGGACTCTTACAACATACTAGGCTCTAGTAAGTTATTCTTACACGCAGGTGATAAGATACTAGCGTACAAGTCGGCAGGGACACTTGACGTCTCCGTATCAGGTAAACAATTCTATAATCAAGCAAGGACTTAACCAATGGCTAAGCGTGACTTAACAGAGAAGCAGGAACTCTTCCTAGCTGTCCTATTCGAAGAAGCTGAGGGTGACCCCTTGGTAGCTAAGCGTCTAGCTGGTTACTCTGACAACGTAGCTACCTCCACAGTTACAGCCTCCCTTGTGGATGAGATTGCGGAGCTTACACGTAAGTTCATTGCACAGAGCTCTACTAAGGCAGCGTACGCCATGTTCAAGGTCTTAGGTGATAAGGACATGTTAGGTGCTAAGGAACGTATGGCAGCTGCTAAAGATATCATGGACCGGGCTGGCTTCGTTAAGACGGAGAAGGTAGAGGTCTCATCCGCAGAACCCGTCTTTATACTACCAGCTAAAAAGGAAGACTGATATGGCTGTTGAATATAGAGGTGAGAAGTTCGAAGGTTATAACAAACCTAAACGGACCCCAAAACATCCCTCCAAGTCTCACGTAGTCCTTGCTAAAGAAGGTGATACGATCAAGATGATCCGCTTCGGGGAGCAAGGGGCTAAGACAGCTGGTAAACCTAAAGCTGGTGAATCAGATGCGATGAAAAAGAAACGAGCATCCTTTAAGGCTCGTCATGGTAAGAACATTAAGAGAGGTAAACTCTCAGCAGCCTATTGGGCTGATAAGGTTAAGTGGTGATCTAAATGGTAGCTGCAAAGAAACCTAAAAGCAAAGTAAACGAAGCGGGTAACTACACCAAACCTACCATGCGTAAGAACCTCTTTAATAAGATTAAGGCTGGTACTAAGGGTGGTAAAGCAGGTCAGTGGTCTGCCCGTAAAGCTCAAATACTAGCTAAAGAGTATAAAGCAAAAGGTGGGGGTTACAAGTAATGGCTGCAGGAATGAAACACTATTTTAAGAATGGTAAAGAACATAAGGGTGCAACCCACAAGGCTAACGGTAAGTTAATGTCAGGTGCTAAACATACAGCATCAAGTAAGAATCTATTCCACTTTAAAGAACTATCGGCTGCTGCTAAGAAGGTTGCTAAGAAATGAAACCTAGTCAGAAATCACTTAATAAATGGACTAAAGAGGAATGGGGTACTAAGTCAGGTAAGCCATCTACTCAAGGAGGTAAGGCCACTGGTGAAAGGTATTTACCTAAAGCAGCTAGAGAAGCCTTAACAGACAAAGAGTACGCAGCAACATCAGCTGCTAAGCGTAAAGGCAAGGCGGCTGGTAAGCAGTTTGTTAAACAACCTAAAAAGATAGCTGCAAAGACAGCTAAGTATAGAATGAATAAAGGTGGTTATGTTCCCTGTGGTGCTTCAAACCCAGGTACTCAGCTAAGAAAAGCTAAATAACAACTTGACAAACTAATTTGTGTGTGGTATAAGATGGCTAGGAAAGACGCTCCCTCATTTAATGCAATCCCTGTGGACCAGGCTTGGAAGATTCCAAAGAGAGGTCTAGACGGAGAGTGGTATCCGATAGTACGTGTTGGAAGACATATACCGTTTGGCTACGAGCAAGACCCTGAGGACAAGGACATACTCCAGCCCATCCCTGAACAGCTGGAGATGTTAGAGCAAGCTAAGAGGTATTTGGCAGAGTATAGCCTTAGGTTAGTAGCTCGTTGGCTCACAGAGCAGTCAGGTCGGTACATCTCACATGTAGGATTAAACAAACGTGTCAGCATCGAACAAAAGAGACGGAAGACGTCCAGCACCTATCGAGACTATGAACGGCGCTACAAAGAAGCGTCGGAAAAAGCCCGTAAGCTCGAAGAAGACAGAATCGGTGGAAGTAAAACAAGAAAGCTCGACTCCAACCCCTGAGCCAACTCCTACCTTCGCCCGTGCTAAGCCAGAACCTATTGACGTACAGAAGGCGCAGGATATCATCTTTGCACCTAACCCTGGCCCACAGACTGACTTCCTAGCTGCCAGTGAGCAGGAGGTTCTCTACGGTGGTGCAGCTGGTGGTGGTAAGTCCTACGCGATGGTAGCTGATCCCGTACGTTACTTTAATAACCCTCAGTCCCGTGGACTCCTAGTTCGCCGTAGTACAGAGGAACTCCGTGAACTGATCTCAGTATCTAAGCAGCTTTACCCTAAAGCTATCCCAGGTATTAAGTTCATGGAAAGAGATAAGACTTGGGTGGCCCCTAGTGGTGCTACCCTCTGGATGTCGTACCTTGACCGTGACGATGACGTTATGCGTTACCAGGGTCAGGCGTTTAACTGGATCGGCTTGGACGAGCTGACACAATGGCCTAGCCCGTTTGCTTGGAACTACATGCGTTCCCGTCTACGGGCTACAAGCGCATCTAACCTACCCCTCTACATGAGGGCAACTACCAACCCCGGTGGCCCAGGTCACTTCTGGGTTAAGAAGACCTTCATTGACCCAGCCCCTGCTAACACCTCCTTCCACGCTACTGACGAACATGGTGATGTTATTGCTTGGCCTAAGGGTCACTCTCGCGAAGGGGAGCCTCTGTTTAAACGTAGGTTCATCCCAGCTAACTTGTTCAATAACCCGTACCTTGCTGAAGATGGTATGTACGAGGCCAACTTGCTCTCAATGCCTGAGCATCAACGTAGGCAGCTACTAGAGGGTGACTGGAGTATATCGGAAGGTGCAGCCTTCTCAGAGTTTAACCCAAACGTACATGTGGTTGAACCCTACGATATACCAAGTGGTTGGTCTAAGTTCCGTGCGTGTGACTATGGTTACGGCTCCATGACTGCAGTACTCTGGTTTGCAGTATCCCCTTCTGAGCAGATCGTTATCTACAGGGAGTTGTATGTTAGTAAGACTACTGCATCTGACTTAGCGGATATGATTAAAGAGATAGAATCTGGTGAACGTATTCGTTATGGAGTACTCGATAGCTCCCTCTGGCACAACCGTGGTGACACAGGCCCCTCTCTTGCGGAGCAGATGATACATAAGGGTTGCCGCTGGCGTCCCTCTGATCGATCCAAGGGTTCTCGTATTGCTGGTAAGAATGAAGTACACCGTAGACTGCAGATAGACGAGTTTACCGAGGAACCCCGACTAGTGTTCTTCAATACTTGTCGTAACATTATAACAGAGCTTCCAGCGTTACCCCTCGATAAGAACAACTTGGAAGACGTAGATACTAAGAGCCCTATCGATCACGGGTACGATGCCCTAAGATACGGACTTATGACACGTCCTCGCAGCTCTCTGTGGGACTACGACCCAAACAACCAACGCTCAGGCTTTCAAGCTGCTGATGAAACTTTTGGATACTAAGGAACTATTATGGCCGAGAACGAACTCGAAACTGGCGTAGAAGATATCAACATGGAAGACTCTGTGTCGTCCTTTATCAAAGATACGTCAGAAGGCGCTGATACTGACTCTGATGTCGGTGGTATTGTTACGTTTGTCAATGAGCGTTACAAGAAAGCTGAAGATGATCGTTACACTGACGAGCAGCGTTGGGTTCGTGCCTATCGCAACTACCGTGGTATCTACGGCCCTGATGTTCAGTTTACTAGCACAGAGAAGTCTCGTATCTTCGTTAAGGTCACCAAGACTAAGGTACTAGCTGCCTATGGTCAGATCGTTGACGTTCTGTTCGGTAGCAACAGGTTCCCAATTACGATAGACCCTACTACTCTCCCAGAGGGTATACGAGAAGCTGTACACTTTAATAAAGACACAACCCCTGCTGCTGCTCCTCCTGGCCCTCCTGGTCCTGACGGAGCCCCTACACCGCCACCTCCCGCTGCTCCTATTGAGATGCCTAAGCCTTCTCCTACTAAACTTGTATTCCAAGAGCTTAACCAACAGTGGCAGGAGAAGCTAGAGATAGCGCAGGATAAGGTACAGGACGGTGTGGGTAACCTACCTGAGTCCGTCAACTTCTTCCCTGCTTTCGAGGCTGCTAAGAAGATGGAGAAGAAGATCTGGGATCAACTCGAAGAGTCCAGTGCTTCTAAGCAACTACGTACAGCTGCCTTTGAGATGGCACTGTTCGGTACAGGTGTTATGAAGGGCCCGTTCGCAGTAGATAAAGAGTACCCTAACTGGGATGAAGAGGGCAACTACACCCCATCTGTTAAGACTATCCCTAAGTGCTCTGCCGTATCCGTTTGGGACTTCTACCCTGATCCAGATGCTACGTCTATGGACGATGCAGAGTATGTTATCGAGCGCCATAAGATGTCCCGTACACAGCTCCGAGCCCTTAAACGCCGTCCATTCTTCCGTGACAACGCTATCGACACAGCCATAACTATGGGTGAGAACTACCAGCGTGAGTGGTGGGAGCAGATCATGCAAGATGACGCTCAAGAGACTCGTGCTGAACGCTTCGAAGTTCTTGAGTTCTGGGGTTATGTAGACGTTGACATGCTGGAGCAGTACGATGTGGACATCCCATCTGAGCTCAAGGATGAAGACCAGGTCTCAGCTAACATCTGGATATGTAACGGACGTGTACTTCGTCTTGTAATGAACCCATTTACTCCTACCTGCCTTCCATACTACGCCGTTCCTTTCGAAGCCAACCCTTACTCCTTTTTCGGAGTAGGTCTAGCTGAGAATATGGACGACACTCAGACCCTCATGAACGGCTTCATGCGTATGAGTGTAGACAATGCAGCCCTATCAGGTAATCTCCTTATCGAAGTTGATGAGACTAACCTAGTCCCAGGTCAAGATATGACAGTGTATCCTGGTAAAGTCTTCCGCCGTGAAGGTGGAGCACCTGGGCAGAGTATCTTTGGTACCAAGTTCCCTAACGTATCTAACGAAAACATGCAGATGTTTGACAAGGCTCGTCAACTTGCTGATGAATCAACAGGTATGCCTAGCTTCGCACATGGTCAAACTGGTGTATCCGGTGTTGGTCGGACTGCATCTGGTATCTCTATGCTGATGTCAGCTGCTAACGGGTCTACTCGTACTGTCATTAAGAACGTAGATGACTACTTACTAGCACCTTTAGGCAAAGCATTCTTCAACTTCAACATGCAATTTGACTTTGACCCAGAGATTCGTGGTGATTTAGAGGTTAAGGCACAAGGGACAGCCTCTCTTATGGCTAATGAGGTCCGTTCTCAGCGTCTCATACAGTTCCTGCAGGTCGTACAGAACCCAGTCTTAGCTCCGTTCGCTAAAATGGACTACATTATCCGTGAAATTGCACAGTCTATGGATCTTGACCCTGATAAAGTAGGCAATAACATGTCTGAGGCAGCCCTTATGGCTGAAGTGCTCAAGTCTATGCAAGCACCAACCGAAGCTGCCCCCGGTGAGCCCCAAGGTGGCATGGATATAGGTAATGGTCCCGGCTCAGGTGGTGGAATGATGGGCACAGGCGGCGCACCTACCCCAGGTGAGCCTGGCTTCTCTGCAAATACAGGTGAAGGTGAGGTCTAATGGACTTCGATGATGACTTCCACGAGGAACTCTTCGAGGAACTCCATAAGGAGACCGAACAAGAGGTGGCACAACAGCTAAAAGAGGCTGAGGAAGCTGCCAAGGAAGAGAAGGAAAGAGAGCGTGTCGCTGCCATTAAGGAGGTGGAACGCTTACGTAAGGAGGAACTACGTGGGTTCCCCGGTAAGGATGGCCCTGAGGGGCCACAGGGGCCTCCTGGGGAGCCAGGAGAGGTTGTCCCTAAGGGTGAGCTTGGAAAAGACGGTAAGGACGGCGAGAGAGGCCCCAGGGGGCTTCCAGGACGTGACGGTCTAGACGGTGATGACGGTGTTGGTATTGACAACTTTGTGGCGGCTATACAAGGGTACAAGAGAGGTATTATTTAATGCAAATCAAGAACTTAGTAAACCAAAAACCTCTGTGGGACGCATTCTGCGCAGAACTTGATGTACGTATTGAGTTCTGTCACAGACAATTAGAACAGAGGGTGGAACCCTCGGAACTACACCGACTACAGGGTGAAATCAAAGCATTACGTAGCCTTAAGCAGCTTCGTGATAAAATCAATGGTGAAAAGACGGAGACTTTCTGATGGATAACGAGGGTGCTCTAGTTTCAGTAAGTGGCCGTAAGGTATTTACTGATAAAAAGACAGGCGAAAAGTACTCAGAGCGTACTACAACTGTACCTGTTAATGGAAAGTGGTATACGTTTCCAACAATTAAAGAAGACGGTACCCAACTGTCAGAGGATGAGGTCGTTAAGTACATTAAGGAAAAGGGCCCTATTGACCCTATAACAGGTGAAGAGTTCCCTTCGTTTGAAAACGTAGATAAAGCAGTGGAGTACGCTAAGGCTCGCTCTGCCACTAGACTTAAAAATGGATATGCTGCAGGAGGTGAAGTACAGCAAATGAAAAAGATGATGGAAGAGGGTGGCCTAGCCACAGACGGCATGGGTATGGACCCTGTGTCAGGTAACGATATCCCTGTAGGTTCTAATGCTGAAGAGGTCCGTGATGACGTGGACGCTAAGCTATCTGAAGGTGAGTACGTTGTACCTGCTGATGTTGTACGCTACTTTGGTGTAGGTTACTTCGAGAAGCTCCGTAAGAAAGCCAAAGAAGCCCTTGCTGAGATGGAAGAGAATGGTCGAGTAGGTGGGGAGCCTATCCCTACCGCAGAGGAAGACCTGTCTCCTGAAGAGATGGATGAGCTGACGGGTGTTCTTAACATGGCAAAAGGTGGCTACGTTAAGGGTTACGCTGAAGGTGGTATCGAGACGGGTGATGCTCAACAGTACTTCCTGGGGGCTGGTATGCAGCCTCAGACAGACTGGGGTCAGTACTCTACACCCGGTTCCTTCGTAGCTGCAAATCAACAGAAAGCAGCTGGACAGCAACAGGCACAGACAGCAGTACCCTCCTCCTATGTTCAGTACTTTGGCCCGGATGGTCAGATCATGATGATACCTGTAGACGCTGCAGGTAACCCCTTGATTCCGATCCCAGAGGGCTATACTAAGAAAGCTGCTGAAACAGCACAGGCCCCTCGTGACAACAGTGACAAAGATCCTTTCGGTGACACTGCTGCACGGGCACAGGCTGACGCCGCTAAGCGTGATGAGGATTGGTTCGATAAGTTCCATGCCTCGAAAGACCCACTAGCTATGGCTACAGCTTTGCTTGATGACGCAAAGGGTGGCGATATACCAGGTCTATTCGGCAAGGTAGCCGGTGGAGCTGACACTCTGTCCGACATTGGTCGTATCAGAGGTTACGCAGCTGCTATAGAAGCAACTAACCCCAAACTGTCAGCAAGTCTAGTGTCCCTAGTAGATACTAAGATCAAGGACTCTGGGTTTGGCATCAAGGCCCTTGAAGGTATCCTTGGTTCTGGTAAACGATACGCTGATATGTTCTCAACTAAGATTAGTGAAGGGACTACTACACCTAAGCCTAAAGCTGTTACACCTAAACCTAAAGCTGCTATACCGTCATCGACATACACTCAGACATCCTCCCCTAACGCTCAGAGTGCAGCAGATAGTCTTAATGCAATGGCATCCAATGCAGGTAGCTCACAAGAACTAGCTAGTATACAAAGCGCAGCGGCTATTGCTCAACAAGCTGCCGATACAGGTCAGTCTATTGCATCTATTGGTCAGTCCGTGCAGGATACGGAAGAGCAGATAGCTACAGATGCAGCCGCTTCGGCAGCTGGTGCCTCAGGAGGTGCTGGTGGTCAGTGGGGTATGGCTGGAGGTGGACTTGTGAGACGTCCAGCTGCTAAGGCCCCTAAGGCTGCTAAGGCCCCTAAGGCTGCGAAGAAGCCAACTAACAAGAAGAAAGGTCTGGGCCGCAGGTAGGCCCTACCTACTACTCCTACCCAAACAACTAAGGCCACTCAGCTGAGGCTGACCCCAACATAAAAGGAATATACAATGGCTAAGGAAATGGTAAAAGAAGTAACTACTAAAGAGTCGATGATGGCACGAGGTAGTAACTATATGGCTAAACAAGCCCGTATCGAAAAGGATGAGAAGGAACTAGAAGAGCTGATGGCCGCTCAGAGCCACGGAGAGGCCCCTGAGGAGGACGAAGAGGTGCAAGAGGTACCTGAGGCCCAGGATGACACTACAGACGCTGTAAAGGACGCTCCTGAAGAGTCTGATGAGGATCTTAGCCGCGAAGAGAAGTCCTTCAAGAAACGCTACGGTGATCTCCGACGCCATATGTCTGAAAAGGAGAAGGAGTGGAAGGACCGTATTGAGTCACTAGAGTCTAAGCTCGACGGATCTACCTCCTTCACTCCACCTAAGTCAGAAGACGAGATCAAACAGTGGGCAACTAGGAACCCAGACGCTGCTGCTATCCTCGAGGCTATCGCTGAGCGTAAGGCTTCTGAGAAGTTTGCTAAGGCTGATGAACGCCTACGTGAGATTGACGAAGCACGATTCGAAGTAGAACGCTCTAAAGCTGAAGATAGCATCCGTAAGAAGCACTCAGACTTTGATGACCTTCGTAACTCTGACAGTTTCCATGACTGGGTTGGTGAACAACCTAAGTGGGTACAAGACGCACTCTACGAGAATGCAGATGATCCAGCATCGGTAGTACGTGTCATTGACCTATATAAGTCAGACAATGGACTAACACCTACTGCTAAAAAGGCTAAAGCTAAAGATGCAGCTAAAGACGTAGGTCGAGGAACTCGCACTAAGGTCGATGATGACGGAAGTGCTGGTGTTATTCGGGAATCCGATGTAGCTAAGATGTCAGACAAAGAGTTTGATGACAACTACGACAAGATCATGGATGCACAACGTAACGGTAAGTTTGTCTACGACATGGCTGGCCGTTCTAGATAATATCATCTTACTCATTTAACCCCTTGACACAAGGGTATGAGTATGGTATAACTGTAGATGTTTAACAGCCCCAGCCACTGGATACCTGTTGAACACTACAGTAGCCCTTCGGGGTAGACTACTGAACACTAATAATCCCTAAGACTTACCTGATTAAGTACAGGCCCTACGTAGACTAGCTGGCAAGCTACCTACTTAGCACCCTAGAAACCGATCAGCCTCTTATCCCGATTGTTTAGGTTCTCTTAACTGGGACACGAATACGTCCTTACTTATCAAGCCAAACATCTAAAAGGATATATACAATGGCTTTTACATCTGCTGCCGGTCACGGCAACCTACCTAACGGTAACTTCTCAAGTGTTATCTATTCCAAGAAAGTCCAGCTTGCATTCCGCAAGAAGGCTATCTGTAATGACATCACTAACTCTGACTATTTCGGTGAGATCGCTGCACAAGGTGACACAGTTAAAATCATCAAAGAGCCTGAAATCTCTGTATCCAGCTACGCTCGTGGTACACAGATCGCTGCTCAAGATCTTGATGACGAAGACTTCTCTCTCGTTGTTGACAAAGCTAACTACTTTGCTTTCAAGATTGACGATATCGAAGAAGCTCACAGCCACGTTAACTTCATGGACCTTGCAACCAACCGTGCGGCTTACCGCTTGGCTGACCAGCTTGACCAAGAAGTTCTGGGTTACTTGTCAGGTTATAAACAGTCTGCTCTGCACTCTGCTGGTGACACTGTCAATGACCAAGTAAACGGCACTGTTGCTGTTTCTACCGCTGGTACAGACGAATTGCTGACTTCTATGAAGCTCATCAAAGGTTCTTTCGGTAACATCACAACTGCTTCTGCTGGTGATCACTCTATCCCAGTTGCTGCTCGTTTGCCTGGTGCTACTGCTCTGCCAACAGCTTACGCTTCGCCTGTTATGTTGATTAACCGCATGGGCCGTTTGCTGGACCAACAGAACGTTGACAAAGATGGCCGCTGGATCGTTATCGACCCAGTTATGCTTGAAGTCCTGATGGACGAAGACAGCCGTTTCTTGAATGCTGACTTCGGTGACTCGGGTAGCTTGCGCAACGGTCTGGTCATGAACAAGTGGAATGGTTTCCGCGTTTATGTATCCAACAACCTGCCTTCAGTCGGTGGTGGCGCTGCTACTACTGGTACTACTAACCAAAACACTGACTACGGTGTTATCGTTGGTGGTCATGATTCTGCTGTAGCATCTGCTGAGCAAATCAACAAGACTGAAACTTACCGTGACCCTGACAGCTTCGCTGACATCGTTCGTGGTATGCATCTGTATGGTCGTAAGATCTTGCGCCCAGAAGCCCTTGTAACTGCTAAGTACAACTTGGCCTAAGGATAACAAGGGGCCCCTACCCTGGGGCCTCTACCTTCTCATAGCCTAATCTTTGAAAGGATTCTTAACATGGCTTTATCATCATCCCTCAAGTCCAAGGCCTATATGGTCGAAAAGACTGTTAACTTGGGTACAGCTTCCGGTACGGTTGCTGGCCCGTCTGTTCCAGCTGGTACTCTCGTACTTGCTGCTGGTGTTACTTTGGTTGACGCTGTTGAAGACATCACTACATTCACTGTAGCTGTTGCTGACGACACAACAACCTTCATGGCTGCTACTAGCGTTGACGCTGGTTCTGCCGGTGACATCACGTTCGGTACTCAGACTCTCGGCGTAACTGCTGCTGACACTATCGACGCTGTAACAGTTATCTCTGGCACAACTGCTGGTTCTTCTGCTCGTGTATGGGCTATCGTCGTAGACGTAAACGAAGCAACTAAGCCTGCTGCTGACGTTGACCGCGACACACTCGCATAATAGTGTTAACTAAAAGGATCATCCCTACGGGGGTGGTCCAATTCGTTTGGAGAGAATAGATGGCAGTAACATATGTACAACTTGTTAACGAGCTCCTTCGTCGTATGAACGAGGTAGCGCTGGACACAGCCGGTAGCGGATTTAGTTCTGTAAAAGGTGTACATGCGTTGGCTAAGGACGCTGTGAACAACTCCATACGTGAGATACTACAACACAACCAAGAGTGGCCCTTCACTCTAACAACTTACACAGAGACACTGGTCTCAGGTACAGGTACATACAACTTCCAGTCTGACATGAATAGTGTTGATTGGGAGTCTTTCTATCTTAAGCGCCTCTCATCTGCTGAGAATGAGCCACATAGAATGGCTGCCATAACTTACCATGATTACCTTCGCTATCACCGTCCCCAAGAGGATACCAGTGGTTCAGGTGGCTATGCAGCCCCATTGAAGGTTTATAAAACCCAAGGTACATCGTTTGGTGTAACCCCTATCCCAGACGCTGCGTATGAGGTAGAGTACAAGTACTTCTCCTTCCCGTCTGATCTATCCCTTTACACAGACACTACAGTTATCCCTGATCGTTTCCGTTATGTTATCATTGACGGAGCTATGATGTACATGATGCGTTTCCGTAGCAATGACCAACAGGGTGAGATTCATAGAGCTAAGTTCGATAAGGGTATCAACGATATGCGTCGACTACTCCTTGACGAACCTGACTACCTTAGCTCTACAATGATTATATCAAACCATAAAGGTTTCTAGTAGATGCCTGATAATATAAGAACATACCCATTACCTTGCGTAGGTGGGCTGCGGTCAAACCTAGACCCGCTTACACAAGGGGCTGAGTCACCAGGCTCTGCACTACGTATGATTAACTACGAACCTGCCCTGAAGGGTGGGTATCGTCGTATCGATGGGTTCACTAATACCTACGGAACCGTACCCGGTGAAACCGCTGCACCCGTTCTCGGTGTCTTCGTCGAAGCTAACATTAACAGTGGTATCTTTGCTTGTCGTAAACCAACGACAGGTAACAACTACTTTCATTATTGGAATGGCTCTAGTTGGACAACACCCTCGACGGCTGGTTCGCCTACAATGGTTGGTGTAATCCGTGTACGTTTCAATACATTTAACTGGGGCACAGCTAAGTTGGTACTAACGGACGGTATCAATCCTGCAGCTGTTTGGGATGGTACTACCTATACTCAGATAACGCATTCAACAGCTCCTTCGGCTCCTTCGGTATCTGAGAACTTCTCTAGCCATATGTTCCTGGCTGCTGACCCATCAGAGCCACACAACGTATACTTCAGCTCACCTAACGACGAGACTGACTACGATCCAGCAACTGGAGCAGGTGTTATCAACGTAGGTTTTAAGGTTATACAGATTAAGTCATTCCGTAGCCAGCTCTACATCTTCGGTGCCAACCAGATTAAGCGTATTGTAGGTACTAGTGCTGCTGACTTCAGACTAGAAGAGGTTACAACTAACTTAGGATGCCTAGCCCCTGATAGTGTTATTGAGTTCAATGGTGATCTGCTGTTCCTCTCACCTGATGGTATTCGTCCTATTTCGGCTACTTCCCGTATCGGTGATGTTGAGATAGCTACAATATCTAAACCTATTCAAACTCTCTTCAATACATTTGCAGACAATGAGGACATGACGGACGTTACGATCTTGCCGATCCGCCGTAAGTCCCAGTTTCGCCTGTTCTTTCCTGATAAGGAGGCACTTGGTATCATCGGGGCTTTGCGTCTCTCTGGTCTGTCTAGAGATAGTAACCCATTCGAGTACAGCCAGTTGGTTGGCATAGATGTGTACTGTGGGTCTTCTGGGTATATAGGTGATGAAGAGTTTGTTATTCACGGTGACTCTACGGGTAAGGTCTTCCGTCAGGAGACGGGTAATGACTTCGATGGTTCCCCAATCTTTAGCTTGTATCAGACTCCTTACGTGTTTATGGAAGACCCCCTAGTTCGTAAGATATTCTACTCGGTAACAACGTATATGCTGGCTGAAGGCTCTGTGTCTATTGGGGCTAGTGTTGAGTTCGACTATGGGGATACCGATGTAGAGGTAGCTTCTAACTACTCCTTCGACAGTGAGGGGACTGCGTCCTTCTTTGGAGTAGCAGTTTACGATACAACTGAAATCTATGACGGTAACCCATCCCCAGTCAAACGACTACCTATCACTGGATCAGGGGACTCGATGTCTGTCCGGTACGTTACAACAGAACTACAACCCAGCCATACAATCCAAGCCCTTGCTATTGAGTATGGTTTGGCAGACAGACGATAACAGGAGAAAGAATACATGTCAGGTTATACTAGACAATCAGCGGCGGATATTGTACCTACCGCTGTCGTAAAAGCAGCTCCGCTGAACACTGAGTTCAATAAGCTGCGTGATGCATTCGACTTTGATACAACAGGGTCCACGGGTCACCGCCATGACGGTACTGCAGACGAGGGGTCTTACGTCCCACTTATAGCTGATGTAGATGGCCTTAATAAGTTTGTAGTCGATACTGCGAATAACCGTATCAGTGCATACGTTGAGGTCTCCGCTGCAGCAGTAGAGCAGATCCGTATTGAAGATGGTGTTATATACCCCGTCACAACCAACGATGTGGATCTTGGTACAGCCTCTCTGGAGTTTAAAGATGCCTTCTTCTCAGGTGACCTAGTCGCTGCATCGCTAGCGTCTGGAGCCAATGGGTATACAGTTATTGCTGATAACACCTACACTGTAAGCTCAGGTAACCTTACCTTTGATGTTACCGGTGATGTTATCTTCGATGCTGACAATGCTGATATCTTCTTTAAGGACGCTGGTACAACCTTTGGTGTTCTGTCAAACAACGCTGGTGAGATGACACTTAAGAGTGGCACGACAACAGCTATCAACTTTACTGGTGCAAATGCAGATCTCCTGGGGACACTGGACGTCACCGGTGCAGCTGTCTTTGACTCTACGGCAACTATAGCTGGCACTGCAACAATGAGTGGTGCAGCAACAGTAGGAACTACCCTAGGTGTAACTGGTGCAACAACACTGGGTAGTACACTCGGAGTTACCGGTGCAACTACCTTGAGTGATGACTTGACTGTAACAGGGAATACAACTGTAGGTGGGAACCTAACGGTCAACGGTACTCTCGCTACCTTGAACACCACCAACACCGTTGTAACAGATACTCTGATCGAACTAGGTAATGGCGTCTCTGGTGCTCCTACCAACGACTCAGGTATTGTTATTGAACGTGGTTCATCAGATAACGCCTTTATTGGTTTTGATGAAAGTGTAGACAAGTTCATCGTAGGTACAGGTTCATTCACTGGTGCAAGCACAGGTAACCTTACAATAACTAAAGGCACCCTACAGGCTAACCTGGACTTTGATAACCTATCAGATGGTACCGTTACAGTAACAGCTATTCTTGATGAAGACAATATGGCCTCAGACAGTGCTACTGCCTTGGCTACCCAGCAGTCGATCAAGTCGTACGTGGATACTGTTGCTGGCACAGCTAATAACATTGTTGGTCTTACCTCTAGTGCAGCTGAGTTGAATAAGTTGGATGCAAGTGCAGCTGCCTCCGCGTCAGTGACTATGGTCGATGCCGATGGCTTCCTTCTTATAGATGACTCAGCTACAGAGACAAAGCAGGCTCTAGCTAGTGACATCTCGACCTATGTCGGTTCTAAGAATCTAAGTAACTTAGCTAACGCTAGTACATCCCGCACTAACTTGGGTGTAGCTATCGGTACTGACGTACAAGCCTACGATGCCCAGTTGGCTGATGTAGCTGGCCTCACCCCTACCGTTACACATGCTATCGTAGGTAATGGTACTAACTTCATATCGACTGGTTCGTCTACAGACGGTATGCAGATTCCTACCGGTACTACTGCTCAGAGACCAACACCTGTAAACGGTATGTTCCGTTACAACTCAGATGATGGTATCTTTGAAGGGTATGCTGCTGGTGCTTGGGGAGCCATTGGTGGCGGCCTGGATACGCAGACTGCAACAACGACATCAGTCAGTCAAACTGCTGTGGCTTCTTATGCTATAGCCAGTTACCTAGGGATGGAGCTTACTGTGATAGCTACCGATACTGTAGCTACTGAACGTACTATCTCCAAGTTGATTGTCACACACGATGGGGTTACCGCTGTTGCTACTGAGTACGGTACTGTCGATACAGCTACAGCAATGGCTACCTACGATGTTGATATAAGTGGTGGTAACATACGCCTCCTGGCTACTGCTGCTTCGACTAACAACACTAACTATATAACTCAGGCTGTACTGTTTGAGGCTTAATCTACAGGATAACGTGGAAGGTGAAACGTAATCATGGCTAACACTAAAGACTTTAAAGTAAAGAACGGAGTTGAGGCAGCTACGTACTACGAGAACGTTGGTACTGTATCTGACCTCGGTGTAGGTTCTACTACAGTAGCTCCACAGCAAACGACACTTATAGATATAGACTATAGCCAGGGTATCTTTATAGACTCTACTGGAACTAGGCTGTTCGGGTTGCGTCAGGCCAATGACACAATACGTCAGTACACACTGAGTACAGCCTGGGATATCTCCACGGCCACCTACGACACCAAGGAGTACACAGTAACAGAGGACACCATTCCAGTCGGCATTTACCTTAAGTCAGATGGTACTAAGTTGTATGTCCTCGGTCGTTCGAGTGATACAGTGTACCAGTACTCGTTGTCGACTGCCTGGGATATCTCAACAGCCACCTACGATACAGTATCCTTCTCCGTGAATACCGAAGAGACAGTACCTTATGCTATGACGTTTAAACCAGATGGGACTAAGATGTACATTGCTGGTAGAAATGGTGATGATATTAATCTATACGACCTGTCAACTGCCTGGGATGTGTCAAGTGCTAGTGCTACCTCTCTTTTCTCAATATCAGGTCAACAGCTTAACGTGGAGGATGTAGCCTTCTCGTCAGACGGTGTCACCATGTTCGTAGCTGGTGACGCTGCTGGTCCGTCAATCGATAAGTACACGTTATCAACTGCCTGGGATGTAACCTCAGCCAGTCATGATGCGGCCTACACACCTGAATCCGGTAGCGGTGGTTTCTCTTCTGCTATCTTTGTAGGTGACTCGGATAGTAAACTGTATATAGGTGGGGGTGCTCTAATACTGCAGTTTGATATTATCGGATCTTCCTATCAGATCGACATGTCAACAGGGAATGCATACAACATATCCTTAGACAGGGCCCTAGAGTTCTCTTTAACCAACTCAGCTTCCAGTGGTTTAACTAGTTCTTCAACTCTAGTGATTGATGTACCTCCTCAGAGTCTCAGTGGAGCTACCTATGACTCACAACTCCTGGCCCTGAACGGACAAGACACCACCCCGCGTGATATATTCTTTAAACCTGACGGGACTAAGTTCTACATGGTCGGGACTACTAACGACACCGTATACCAATACTCAATGAGTACAGCTTGGGATTTATCGACTGCCTCATATGATACAGTATCCTTCTCTGTAGCCTCAGAGGATACCGATCCACAGGGTATATTTATAGGTGATAGCGGTACTAAGATGTATATCATGGGTAATGCTAATGATACCGTCTACCAATACACCTTATCCACGGCCTGGGATCTATCAACAGCCTCGTACGCTAGTAAGTCATTCTTTGCATCAGGTTTTGCTGCATGTGTGAGTGTTATCTTTGACCCGACTGGTTTGACAATGGGTATAATCAATAGTAGTAGTCTTCTGTATCATACCTTGTCAACAGCGTGGGACGTATCAACGGCCTCCTATGATACCGCGTCACACACCTTCTCTTTAGGTGCTACACACCAATGTATTAGGTATAACGATGATGGGACTAAGGTCTACACTGTGGACAATTCGTCAGATCTTGTGGTTGAGTATCCGCTATCAACGGCATACGACTTCACTACCATAGGAGACCCCACTAGCATACTGAACTCAGAGTCGACTTCCCCAGTGTCCGTCGGTATATCGAACTCTGGTGGTAAGTTCTACACACTGGGTGCTGCTACCGATGACCTATACCAGTACTCACTTACCTCTAGCCCGGCTACATGGGCTTCTAGTATAGACTGGAACGCAGGGGTAGCTCCTGACCTAGACCTAGGTACCCATGTAGTGACCATAATCACAGACGACGGTGGGACAACGTACAGAGGTGTCCACACAATAGATGGAGCTTCGTAATGGCTAATACTAAAGACTTTGTAGTGAAGAACGCTGTGGAAGTTAGCAAGGACGTAAAGGGGACTGTAGGCGTTATTACAGCTTCAGACGTGGACCTAAGCACTGGTAACTATTTTGTTGATACACTGGCAGCTAACACCACATATACATTCAGTAACCCTGGTAGTGTCCAAACCTTTATTATGGAGATAACTGGAGCAAGTACTTTTACAATAACTTGGCCTGGGACTGTCCAATGGGCAGGGGGTACCGCTCCTACCGTACCAGCTGCAGGTCAGACAGATGTACTGAGCTTCGTAACAGGTGATGGTGGCACTACGTATCTTGGGTTGCTCCTTGCAGATAACATCTCCTAATAGATTAACATAGGGAAAGTGAACTATGGCAAACAATAAAGTGTTTAAGGTAAAGAATGGTATCCAGTCTACTAGGTACTCAGGTACTGCAGTAGCTATGGCAGCTAACGATGTTGACCTATCTGCTGGTGCTTACTTTACTAAAACTATATCAGGTGCAACTACGATAACCTTCTCTAATCCACCTGCCTCCGGCAAGGCCGTGCACTTTACGTTAGTCTTTACAGGCGATGGTAGTGCAATCACGTGGCCTGCTTCCGTTAAATGGGAGGGTGGTACAACACCAACTACACCGGCTTCATCTGCTAAGGATATGTTTACCCTACTTACAGTAGATGGTGGTGTAACCTACTACGGTAAAAAGGCTGGTGCAGCGTTCTCCTGATAAGAGATAAAACTAAGAAAAGACTTGACAGGTGTGGGGAGTTAGTGTATAATAAACTTAATGTTTCCCCAGGGTATATAAGTATACCTATAGGTTACACTTAACACCTATCTCCTCCTAATAGAAGATAACAAGGACATGGAGTTACTAAATGTTTAATCCACAACAGAAGCATACTATCTTAGCTAAGCTAGGCTACAATGGTCCAGCTGACGATAAGGTTATGGAGCAGTTCGTGGCTTCTAATCCTGCAGCTGCTGCTAAGATCGGTAAGTTTGAGAATGCAGCTAAGAAGATCATGACACCTCCTGCTCCCCTTAGAGCTATGGCTGTCGGTGGCGATGTTCCAGATGCAGACGCACCAGGCCCAATGGTGAACTACATGCAAGATACACCCACTCCTGTTGTAGCTACTGGTGTCTCAGGTAATACAGGGCCAGCTGGTAGTTACCAGTTGACAGCAGAACAGCAAGAAGCTCTCGATGCTCAAGGCACTATCACTGTCGATGACACTACCGGTGATGTCCTCCCGGCTAGTACAGCTGACGAAGTAGCAAGTACTACTGAGGATGCTGAGGCTACGACTACTGAGCCAGAGTTGGTCAGTACGTCACCTAGTGGCGTTCTCAAGACAATGAAAGCCGCAGACGGCAGTACGTACTACCTTGTTAACGGTGTTCGGTTTGATGACTTCGATAGTGCTAATGCACACTACATGTCAACAACCACTCTCCTTCAGAGGAGAACAGATGACTTTAAACAGGGCATGGAGCTGATCGATGAGTCTGTAGCAGATATAACACCAACTACAGCAGAACCTATTTCCACCGGCCAGGTTGCCCAGATTCAAGCGGGTACTGGTCAGATAACTGAGCCTGTAGGTCAGGCTACTGCTACTGAGGCTACTGCAACTACCGTTGACGAGAACGCTGACCTAGACGCAATCACGTATGACCCCACTAAGGTCTCTAGTGATGTCGCAGCTAAGTTGGATGAGCTAATAGCACAGACAGCAGACCCTTCCGAAAGAGCTACTATCAGGGGTCAGATGAGTCTACTTATGGAGGAGTTCGACGAAGGTACTCCACCTTGGGCTTCAGGTGCTATGCGTTCAGCTATGTCGTCCATGTTAGCAAGGGGCCTAGGGGCCTCCTCTATGGCTGGTCAGGCTATCGTACAGGCAGCCATGGAGTCAGCACTACCTATCGCTGCAGGTGATGCTAAGACTGCTGCTGCATTCGAGATGCAAAACCTCAGCAACAGACAGCAGACTGCAATCTTCAAAACACAGCAACACATCGCGGCTATCTTGTCGGACCAAGCTGCTGAGAATGCTGCTAAGACCTTCAACGCTCAGTCTCAGAACCAGGTAAACATGTTTGTTGAAAACCTGCAGGCTGACGCAGCTAAGTTCAACGCCACTCAGATTAACGCTATCGCACAGTTTAATGCTGGTGAGAAGAACGCCATCGGTAAGTTTAACACTGAGATAAAAGAACAACGTAAGCAGTACGAAGCTAAGAACGATGTGCTTATCCAACAGGCTAACGTACAGTTTCGTAATGATATGTTCCAGAGTAAGATGAAGATTGACGCTGAGCGTAGCATAGCTATGGCTGGTATCAGGTCTAATGAGGCTTTACAGACAGCAGCCTTGAAGGCTCAGGTTAAGATGCAGAACGCAGCTATGGTACAGGCCGCCTCTGAGGCACAACTAGCACGTGAACAGCAGTCTGAACAGTCAGCTCTTGAGAGGGTCTTCCAATCTGAGCAAGCTACTGCTGATCGTGCTCTAACAATATTGACTACCACAATGTCAGCTGAGACACAGAAGGAGCTTGCAGCTATGGCAGCATCTGAGAGTGAGAAGTCAGGCATAGGTGAGTTAATCGGAATAGCAGTTGGATTATCATAAGGGGTTAAGAAATGAATTACTCAAAAGGACTAAACATATTACGTAAGTCAGCAGATGGTTTCGACTACAATAAGTACGTTGCAGATAAAGAAGCTGGTAAGTTTACTCGTAAGACTAAGACAACAGAAGAGATCGCAAGAGAAGGACTCATGCGCCGTAAGTCTGCTGCCCTAGACACCCCTGACATGGGTCAAGTTGAAGAGGAGTCAGATCTTGGTCCACTGTCTGAACGCTTCCTAGAGATACGTAATCGCCGTAGTAAGAGTAAAGGTATGCTTTCTGAGGTAGTCGATACCCTTAAGGGTTCTAAGGAGCAAAGCCCTAGTAATAGTGACGGCCTCATGAGCCCCAAAGGTTCCGGTAGCTTCAAGGATAAACTGATTGAGTCTGAGTCGTCAGGTCGTACTGACGCTGAGTATAAAACTAAGGACGGTAACCGGTATGTAGGTAGTGGTCAGTTTGGTGAAGACCGTTTAACTGACTTTAAGAAGCAAACAGGTACTGAGTTTACACAAGACGACTTCAAGAAGGATCCAGTTCTTCAAGAAGAAGTTATGAATTGGCACTTAAAAGACCTTGACAAACAGATCAGTAAGACATCTGGTTCTGATAAGTTCGATAGGGACGGATTAAGGGCTGTAGCTCACCTAGGTGGAGTAGGCGGTATGCGTAGGTTTGTAGCCTCCGGGGGTAAACACAATCCCGCAGACGAGCTAGGTACATCCTTACGTGACTATTATCAGAAGTTTAAAGGATAAATGAAATGTCAGCAATGAATGATATTCTACTAAACGCCCCCATCCCTGGGGCAGAGATGACTGTTGAGTTTGGGTCACGCCCCTGGCATCGTCCACCTGAGATCGATGATCCGGTAGAAGCCTTGGACTATCACCTTGACCGGTTAGATGAGCCTAAAGTAGGTAAGGCTGTCATGGATGCTGTGGAACTAGGTATCCCTATTCGTGACCTTACCCTGGGTATTCTTCGTAACGCCGTCTCTACAGCCAAGCATGACATGGACACCATGTTTATAATAGCTCCTATCTTACATGAAGCTATTGAGGTTATGGCTGAGGAAGCTGATATAGACTTCAAGACTGGGTTCGAGGAGACTGAAGAGGATCGTGACCAGGAGTACCGGCTTAACTCTCTAAAAGCTAAGAAGTTGTTGGAGAAGCACAAGGAGACCGGTGATCTCGAAGGAATGGCCCTTGAGAGCCCCTCAGAGCCCCGTACAATGCCCTCTATGTCTGTAGATGATGTAGAGCCTATGATTGAAGAAGATAAGCCTGTAGAGGCCCCTAAGGGCTTGATGGCACGGAAGGATATGTAAGATGGGATTCTTTAAAGGATTGGCAGACGGATTTAAGACTGGTCGTCAGATGAAGGCTGACGAGGAGGAGAAGGATCGTCTAGCTGAATACCGTAAGGCTGAGACAGACTATCGTACCGCTCGTGATGAGACAGCTGATAGCCGTTACATTTCGGAGCTTGAAGACGCTCGTAGGATTAGAGCGGAGGATCAAGCGTACCAAGCCGCCCGTAATGTCATAACTGATAAGCAGCATGAAGAACAGGCTGCGTGGACAAGGCAATACCAAGGTGGTCAGCTTGCTCTGCAAGAGGAGACTCTAAATGTGACATCTTCACAGTGGGATAGGACTTTTGAACATCGTAAAGAACGTGACAGTGTTGGTGACGATCAGTGGGAGGCGCAGCAAGAGGATATTAGAGAAGCTGCTGTGGAGTCAAAACGTCGCTTCGAGAAGCAGTTCAACTTCACGTCTACAGAAGCTGAAAAGGCTGCTGAACGTTGGAAGACTAAGTTCGGGTTCGAAGAGGGACGTGCTCTTAAGGCTGACGAATGGCAAGAGGCTATGCAGGAGTACCAAGTGACTCGTAACGCTGTGAATGATGAACAGTGGAGTAAGCAGTTTACGTACAACCAAGAGCAAGCCTCTATCGCTCATGACCAATTCCGCCAACGTATGAATTTTGATAAGGGCAGGGCCCTGACCCAAGAAGAACAGTGGCAGGCAGAGAAGGCTTGGCGTGAGGAACGTGCAGCTGTAACTGATCAGCAGGTTGCAGATCAGCTAAAGGTCACGAATACTACAGCACTACTCGAGCTCATGCCGACGAATCTTGCAAGTGCCCTAGGTGGCTCAGGCGGGGATACCAATAAGGGTTCTGTCCCTAGTGTAGGCGCTATAGAAGCCGGTGCTACTGAATTCACAGTTGCGTATGAAGGATTGAGTGATGAGGTTAAGAGCTCCCCGTTCTTCAAGGCTGCTTCATCTGACGTAGCTGCTCAAGCTACCCTTATGGCATTCGTTAAAGCACAAGCTAAGCAAAATAACACCATTACATTGGATCAGTTACCTAAGTATTTCAAATACCTTGGTGCCGTAGAAGGTAAAGGTGAGGCAGCGGTTACAGAGTTCATGAATAGCGTATTAAGTGGTGACGTTGACGTAAGTAATACTGACACCTTCATCAAAGGTCTTAAGGCTCTGAAGGGTTACAAGCCGACACAGCAACTGTTTATGCAGACTGGTGCACCACAGGACATCACTGATGCCACTCAGCAAGTCAAAGTCTGGGAGACTGCAGTTGAGGTTGACGCTTACCGCGCCGTGCAAGGTCTCAAAGGGGATCAGAAGAGCGAGGTACAAAGTGCTCTGGCTATGCTTGAGCGTAAAGAGAACCGTACTAAAGGTCTAGACATCTTGGCTAGGTACGGCTTCGGGGCTAACGCTGTCAAAGAGTATAACATGGGAGATAACCCTGTCGTCAGTAGTTACTATAATAATAGTGAACCTACTGCTACATCGCCTACTACTGTAGCACCTACTACTGTAGCACCTACTGTTAACACTGATGTAGCACCTACTGTTAACACTGATGTAGCACCTACTGTTAACACTGATGTAGCACCTACTGTTAACACTGATGTAGCAGCTGGTGATGTTACTATGTTTAATAGTTGGGCTGAGGTTGAGGCTGCTCGTAATGAAGGCTACTCTGGTCTAGCAAGTGTAGGTGGTGTGTCATACATGATTGAACCACCTACTGAAGCTGCTGAGACCGCACCTACTGTTGAGCAGAATGTAGATACTTCAACACCTCCTTCTGAGGAAGCTTTCCTTGGTACAGGTTTTCAACTTGAGGAAGAGAATAACGACACTGCTATCGACGCTATGTTTGCTGAAACTGTTGAGGGGCCCTTGGTGGTTCCTGCTGATGCTGAACAGTGGCCTAATAACAGACCGACTATCAACGAGTTCCCGGACGTTGACATGGCTAAAGAAGTTAAGAGTCTTGAGGCTAGCACTACCGTCGAGGATGCTATGGCTGTGTTGATGGGTATGAATATCGAGATGCCTACTAACCGTGAAGAACTTGGTTTCTTCAAGGAAGACCTTAAGTCTGTAATCTATGAAAGCGGTGCTAATGTGTCTGATGAGATACTTAAGGGTATCATAGCCGTAGCTGCTGAGAACTCCACTAAGGGTGAGACAATGCAGGATCAGACCAGCCCACCACCTGCTGAAGCAAAGCCTGAGCCTATCGTTAAGAGACGTAAGCCTAAGGTTAAGGAGATGACATCAAGCGATAAGGCACGTCTTAAGCGAGCACGGGAAGCTGGCGAACTAGGAGGCGAAGACTCATCCTTGCTGGATATGCTGGTTGAAAAGTACGGCGAAGATGTAGTACAGAAAGAGATGGGGCTCTGATATGGAAGGTGTACCTGATTGGGCAAAGCCCGTCGAGTTGCTTGAAGACGATCAAGAACGTATCAAGCGTATAGCTACTCCGACTAACCAACCTGCTATGGAAGGTGTACCTGATTGGGCACGACCTGTACAACAGGGGACAGACATGTCCTCAGGCGTCCCTGCGTGGGCTAAACTTGTAACTGCTGCTCCTGGTATGGAAACAGCAGTTACCCCCACTGAGGGTGGCCTTGTGGGGCTCCCAGAGGGTATTGAGGCTTATACTTACTCAGAGGACGACTTGTCTGCTCGTCCTGAGTTGTATAACCCTATTTATACGTTTGTAGAAGACCGTTACGGTATGCAAGCGGTTAAGAATAAGTCAAGAGAAGACATCGTCAATACATTCCTTAACAACAGACGTGGTAACGCGGCTGGTAACTCCATACGCGCTATCTCTGAGGTGGACTACCTTATGGATGTTAAGGATGACCCAGAGCGTCTGCTTAAGGCTGGTAAAGCCTATGCTATCTTTGAGGGTATGGAAGGCTTGACTGGTGAAGGTGTTACTTGGGGAGAGTTTGGCGAAGGTATAAAGGACTATACATCTTCTATTATATTTGACCCGATCAACTTCGCGACTATGGGTATTGGTAAGGTGTTTGGTGGTACTGCTATCCGTGCTGGTACTAAGGCTGTTGAAAAGATAGCACAACGTGAGATATCCAAACAGCTTATAGCTGGGGCTTCACGGGAGGCGGCACTTAAAGCTGGTACAGAGGTTCTCCGTAAGGCTGCAGCCAATGCTGCTGTTCAAGGTACCGCTGAGGTAGCTGAGTTCGCTACTAAGATGGCGGCTGACAAAGGTGTGAAGAGACTACTGACTAAAGCTGGTCTCAAGGAGGTTGCTGCCGCTACTATTGTAGATGCCGCTATTAACTCTGGTACTGAGTTCCTTTACCAACGTAGCCTTGTTGACACCAACGTACAAGGTGAGATTAGTAAGAGTGCCATAGGTGTCGCTGCTCTCTCAGCTATGGCTATGGGTGGTATTCAAGCTGGCCTCGTAGTTAAACGTGGTATGTCCGATACAGCTCTTGTCTCTGAGACAGTCCAAAAGGCAGACCCTAAGCAGGTAGCTAAAGATCTGCAAGAGTCCATTAAAGAGTGGGCAGCTGCCCTCCATGAGGTAGGTGGTGACACTGACTGGATGACTAAGGTTAAGAACGGTGAAGAGATCACAGACGGTGATACCGACTTCTTCATCGACTTATTACTTGGACGTACAGCTGAGACAAAGGTTACACCTGCTGGAAAGTTGGAAGTTCCCACTTACGACCCGGACGTAAGGTTGAGCTTTACAGAGGGCTTTGAAGGCGGTAAGGTCGTACCAAAGGTCGCCTCACCTACAGGAGACCTCGTTGATCCTGAGTACATGTATAGAACTATGTCTCGATCTGAGTATGATTCTGTACTGTCTAGTGGTAAACTTGAGAACAAGAGTGGACGTATACATGCAGCTGCATCCCCTTTGGAGGAATACGCCAGCAAAGCAGACGATACTGTCACTGTTCGGATTAAGTTCGACGTAAAGGATGAGTGGCGGTCTAAAACTATGTCAACAGGTGATACTGTAGCTATCACAGACAAAAGTATACCTGCAGATAGGATAGAGTTAGTTACACCTGCTGGTAAAGCTGATACACCAGCTGGTAAAGCTGATACACCAGCTGGGGAGTTGGAAGTTCCAGCCCTCAAAGGCCTAGCACAGCTTCTGCAAGAAGGTGGTTACTTCTTTACCAAGCGTAGCGAAGACGACAAGATGTCTAACTGGCTTGCTGACTTCATGAAGGAAG